AGATTTGGGAAGAGCAATGGAGAAATAAGATTGTCGCGATATACAGCGACTTGCCTAAATGGAGTTGAGCTAATATCGATCACGTTAAACGTACTATAGTCCTGACCTCTTCCCTTTGATACATCCACTGTCATTACATATTGATGGGCTGGATCTGGATCTTCATAGATCCATACCCTATTACCTTCGATTAATCTCTTTGGTGGCTTAGCCCTAAAATTCATAAGAGTTTCAGCATTAATAAGCGTGTTACCAGTCCCGAAAAATGTATTACCAAACTCCTGATCAAACTGTAACTGTGACGTATTGGCAATTGTTTGCTGCTTCCATTCTTTATCACGTCCTGGTACATCGTGCCAATCTACTCTAAATGGTATAAATTCATTTGTACCTTGTACAGCACCTTCCCAGATCTTATGAAACTGGTTGCCGATACCATTCGCAGTAGATGTAATAATAACCTTTGTATCTTTACCAGATGATACAACGGGATATGTTGATGTATAGAACTCTGCAGCATTCTCTACAAATGCAAATTCGTCCAGATATAGTAGGTTAACAGACATACCACGAATAGAACTACCTGACGTTGCTGCAGACACAATACGTGAGTTATTACTAAACTCTATGGATCTTTTGTTTAATGCTTTACATCCTGGCTGTAGAAAGAACGGTAAGTTCTCTAGCATTAGTGTTACTCTTCCAAGCATCTCCTGTGCTGTTGCACCTTTGTTTGCCAAAATGGCAATAGTCTTTTCGGGGTGAAATATTGCAAACCATAGTAGATAAGCCACACTAGAAATAGACTTACCAGATTGGCGACAAGCAAGTACTATATTAAATCTGTTTGTGTTAAATTTATCAAACATCTTTTCCTGGTATGGATAGAGTTCGAATGGCACTAGGCCTTTATCCAGATGAATAATTTTACAATAGTTCTTAGCAAAATATCCGGGGTTATTTAAGCATTTGCTATATTCTAAAATTTCATTTTTAACAAAGTTATGAACAACACCGTCGCGCTTAATATTAATGTTACCAAGATAGGTATCATTCATCTTTCTTGTAATCGCTAATGTCAACTACCTTATCCTCATCATTATCTAAAAGCATACGCTGTAAGTCACTTGTGGAACCAATAAACACATTATTAGTAGTCTGATTACCTAGCTCTCCGGGCTTTTCTTCTTTACTATAATCTTTATGTTTTTTATGAAGATCTATTAGGTTACCGTTAATATCGGCAACATGTTTCATCATATTAGAAAACACTTCAAACGCCCGCGGGTGCTCGGTTGCTCGGGCGACTTCCATCATTTCCTCGAGTGCGTCTGTGCCTTTTGCTAGTAAGTCGTGGTAATTTTGTCTAGCATATTCAAAATCATTATCAGCGTTATCTGCCATTATCTTTTCTCTGGGTGTTCTAATTCACATTCACATCCGTCTACTTGACAATCGTAAGTGTGCTCGTGACATTCGTGTCCGCAGTCGGGGCATTCCCTCATTTATTTCTCCTATGTGCTATCAAAATTAAACAGATAGTCATAATCAGATGAATCGTTAAATCCATAATCACTATCTGCTGAAATAGTAAAGGGATTCGGTTTTGTTCTAAACGAAGCTACCTGAAGATCCGAATCTTCCAATCCTCTTCCAATTTCATATACATCTGTCTGAGCAGTACGAATAACCTTAGAATCTGTAATTGGGCCAAAGAAATTAATTCTCATATCAAATGTTAAAGTATAGATAATAGTTCGTCTAGCCTCAAGTGCATTTTCATAATCGTCAGCAAAGTCTACCCCAACCAAAGCAATCGGTATATCCTCTTTAATATCAGGATAATCGGCAAATGGCTTCATAGTCAATACATATTGAGGATTAAAGTATGGTAGAATTTGTTCCACAATCTGAAGCGCATCATCCTGGTTCTTAGCATATATGGATAACTGAAATCCNACATTGTAAGGAACAAAGCTATAGAACNTATTNCTATTACCATATCCTGAACCNGATTGGGTAAAGTTATTTGTTTTTTGCAGCTGACGTGCNGGNTCNTATGCAATTGTAGTAATCTCAAAAGACATGCGAGGAAGCTTTACTGCAACCTTAGAATCCTCAAGAAGATCTGGTTGGGATCTAATACGGTCAAGAAATTTACGCTGAGGNGCATATGATAACGGAACCTTAACCTGTGATATGACTTGGCCAGAAGAGTTGGAGCGAATAACGTAAAGGTCGCTAAAGAGTGTACCGAATACGGCAACACTTTTCCTTAGCTTCTGATGATAAAAATGTGTTCCAAACATGGCTAACCTTTATATATTAACTGTAGGTGAGTTTCAAACTCTTCAACCTTAGCCAATCTATTTGGCCATAGGATATATTCTTTTTCCGGATTCTTTTTTAAATTATTTAAAAGAGGTATAACGGTATTGTATAAATTATCAAGTCTTTCTTGTGTAGTCGTGGCTAGTTGCTCGGCATTGTCTGCTTTAGCAGCAGTCTGTTGAACTGCCTGTAGCTCATCCTCGTCTACTGCTGTAAAACCAAAGTCGAATAAATCAGTCATTCGGATCCCCAAATGGGTTAGATTCGCTAAAGTCTAGGAAGCCGTCAGTAAATGTTCCAAATTCTGTATTTTGTTCTATTTCAGAAATTTTATTATCTTCCGTTACCGAGGATATTAATACCCGATTTACTTTGTCACCATTAGAATTGATCTGATAGGCGACACCATCAGGAGCAAATTCATGGTACGTACCATCATTGGCGCCAATATGAATAAGACTTACTGTATTAGTATTTGTATTCCATTTAATAATCTCTCCGGACATAACTACGCTATCAGCTAGATCCTGATATAACATATCGCCAACTTCGAAGCCATTACCTGCGCTATCCAAGTTTAGTAAATATGTGTATGCATAGTCTTTTTCAATGTCATCGATTACTTCTACACCAGTTTCAAAGTTCTCGTCATTGTATTCGAATAGTTCGCAACGTAATTTAAATACCGCAATATTACTTAGTTGATAAAATGGTTCTTCGTGTTCAACCATCATTACCTGAAATAGTTTATTGGATAATGGTAGATATATTAAGTCGCCTTCGAAGGGTCTAGCCCCCTGAATCTCATTATCGTATCTTGCAACCACTTGTGTCCATCTTTTTCTGGAAACTATAAAAGTTGCCTGGTCCCTAATCTCTACGCCAAACTTAGTAAATAAATCTCCTTCACCGCCAAATCCCTCAATGTTTTCAAGATACATTTCAATCCGATGGGACGAGTTAAATCTAGAAGGAACATCGTCAGCTAGGATTTTATCTTCATTAACAATATCACGCGGAAGATAATAGACATCTTGACCATACATCCTTAAGGATTCAATAACTAAATCCTCGTACAGTTGCTGTTCAGACCTTACTTTTTGGCTGAAATAGAAATTGGTTGCCATATCTTATCCTACAAAGAAGTCAGCTGGAAGTTCGTATTCTAGTCTAATTCTTTCTCTTAATTGCGCAATTTCATTAATAGCATCCTCATAGATTTGTCTGCCATTAATTTGTACACCACCTGGAAGCTGCATACCTTCAAACTTCATAAGGTTTGACCCCCACTGACGTTTTACCAGGGCAACGCTATATTCTTTTAACCAGATGTCTTCCCAGACTTGGTTAAATGTAGATTCATCTATATAGACATAGGCTTCAAGTATGATATAATCACCCTCTTGAATATCTTTATCTTCAATGTCCCCGCGAATATAAAGTCTATTTTGCCGTCTTGCAAAGTTGACTTGTGGCGAACCAGTTAACCTTTGATCCAACAATGATAGGTATTGCTGCATCTGTTCATAGTACGCTAGGTCACCAATGTAGGTATGGATATCAGCAATGTCATTAAGATGCATTTGGTATTTAATATCAAAGAAGTTTCTAGCCGAGCTTGTGCTAGATCCCACGCTAAACATCTTAATTATATGTAAAGCATCTGACTGTACAGTGATATATTGATTAGTAATATCAGCTGCGGTTACTAGATGCTTAATATATGTCCTATGGACTGCATCTGAATGGAATTCTCTCCAGTATGCCAAAGCTTCATCAACACGGTCTTCCATCTGTTGTTCTTCAACATTAATTTCTATAACAGGATCGCCTAAGCTCCTTTTTATATACTCAATGAATTCGTCTCTACTGGTAATTGCCATGTTGACCTCTGCGCCTAAAAGTGTTACTCTTATTTATAACAATTAGGAACTGATAAAATAATAGTCTTTATCGAATTCGTTTTCTTTTACCTAAAGGTAGGCCCTTCAAACCATGCTACTAGAGATTTACGAACTCCTGTTTCAACTGGTGTAACACAATGACTGAGATAACTTGGAAATACAGTAACTGCTCCGAGAGCCCTGCTACCTGTATACTCCACATCTTGCATTTTAAATAGACCTCCAGTGTACTCAGATGGGTCACTAAGCTGAATTGTCATGCTAAGCTTACGTGTAAAGGGTTTAGGGTCTTGCCAGAATGTATCAATATGCCAGTCATACTTACCTCCCTCAGATGCATGATACTCTGTATATTGAATATCACCTATATTATACACATCAAAGCCGAAAAACTCTCTATTAGCCCGTAAGATCCAATCCTCGTATAGATAATCTTTTAACCATTTTAAATCTGATAACCAAAGCACTTTACTTGATCGGGTCTTTAAGTCTCTAGTTTCACCTTCTACACCCATATTAGCTGATATAAAACTATCTTTCCTCACTACCGCAGCTTCTTTGATAGCGTCTAGTGTATTTTGAGGAAATCCTTCGATATTCCAGTATAAGTTTCTCATTTTATTTTTCTCTCTATAATATTATGCTACTTCATATATGTATGAAGATGAAGGATCATGTTTTACACATCCATTTAAGTGATTAATTCTAGTCTTTCCGCCTACTTGATATTTACCCATATAAAATTCTTTTTTATATTCATTCATTAATTCTTCGAAAAGATTATCATCCTTTTCTGCTTTTCTAATAAGAGGCCATTTATCATCTTCATAATATGCATAAAGAGCGAATGTTTTATTAAGAGCGAACACTTCGTCTGGCTGTAGATACGGTTTAGGCATTTTTAAAAAGTAACTATCTAAAAAGCCTCCGCTCAATATTAAATCTGGATCCATAAATCCAGCTTCAACAGCCATATCTCTTAATTTAGTTCCGTGATAAGGTTGAAACATAGAAACTGTTAGTCCGTCATATCCTCTAGCAGACCTAACCATTCTTGCAGAGTCCATAACCATCTCTCTAGTCTCAAAAGGCATTCCAACAAGTATGTTTAAACTATATGGTATATTACTATTGTTTATAATTTTAAGATAATCATCGTAAATAGAATCTCGTGTCGGTCTATGTAAATACTTTTTACGATATTCTGCATTACCAGACTCTAAGCCAAATGTCATACGATACACACCGGCTTCTTTTAAAGCTTCTANATATTCTGCTTTACAGTTTTCAATACGAGTATTAAACCAAAAAGGAATTTTATATTCTTTCCACATTTCACAAAACTCAAAGATCTCCTTTGCTGGTCTTGCAAGAAAGCTGTCATCTTGAAACATGATAAGATCAGGACCAATATGCTCAATATAATAATCTAAGTCTCTCTTAATTATATCGGCTGATTTTCTTCTCATGTAATTACCAAGATTAAAAACCTTTGCTAACTCTCTAGTACCAGGAGAGTTGCAATAGGTGCATTTATAAGGACACCCTCTAAATGTCTCCATACTTACAGCTCTATAGAAATGCTTACCACCCATCGGTCTTTGCCAGCGCTTATTTTCATAGCAACTAAAATCTGGTATAATATCACTCACGTCACATAAAGGATTAGGCTTATTTCTACGAATCTTACCTTCATCATCTTTCCACCACACACCATCTACTGTAGTGATTGACTTACCCTCTTGCCATGCAGTAATTAGTTTATTGAAAGTTTCCTCTCCTTCATACACAGCAATTGCGTTAATAAGAGGAGATTTTAATACAACTTCAGGAGCTTGAGATGGAAACACTCCTCCTATAAGATGGGGTATATTTTTATCTTTAATAGATTCTAAAAGTTTCTCTGCTATATCAAACACATCTTCTTGCATTGACATAACTATTACATCAGGCTCATACTCTTCAACCACTTTAATAAAATCCGGAATAATTTCACTTTCCGGCTTTACATTAAAATACTCACTATCTCTCTCATCTTTTTCATTACCACGATTAGCCCCAAACTTAGCTAGCTTAATATGTCTGTTAGAATATTCGTTTGAATACTCTGTAGTTTCAAATACTTTATACTCTACTCCACGTCTTTTAGATATAGCATTAAAAATTGCAACGCTAATAGCAGGAGACATCATTAGAGGGAGGTTAGGGTATGCCATTAATATTTTCATCTGTAATTATCCAAATCAAAATTAGTTCCGTGCATCTTATATAACTCTCTCTCGTGATTAGTATATACTAAAACTTCTGGATCATCCACCAAAAAATCACAGTTAGTGCAATAGGGTGGGTACTCACCCATCTCATGATCTTTTCTTAACTGATTATATTTATCACCATACCATATTTCTTCTAAGGAGTTCACAGACATATGTCCTAGCACTGCTTCATCATCTCTACCTAATACTTGACAGCATGGATGTATAGCACCTCGATTATTATCTATACCACCGGCCCTTATAACAACATCTGGACTAAAAGGTCGACCACAGGTTTTTTTAACCCCTTGTCTATTATATTCTGGATCATACACTCCGCTCCAATTGTGCATTTTCCATATCTCTGTTTTAACCCCTGCAGTATCTACTATCTTACGATACTGCTCTACCTCATGCTCTACATTGTTATTATCAAGTATAAGGTGATATGTTGCTATAACAGCACTTGAGTTAGACTCTTCTACATACTGTTGAGTTTCAACTAGATTGTTATAAACTTTACGGAAAAAGGGACTATTCATCCACTCTTTATATTTCTCTTCGTTATACCCTATAATAGAAAAGCGAAAGAAATCCGTACCAGCATCAATAACGTCTTTCATAAACTGACCAGACATTTTCATACCATTTGAAAACATAAATGCTTTAGCACCATATTTCTTTACAATAGCAATATACTCTGGAAGGTTATTATTTAATGTTGGCTCTCCAGATCCTTCTAGATTAACTACATTTAATCCTGCTTCCGCACATTGAGCTACATTGTCTTCAAATTCAGTTAAAGACATCTTAGTTAGCCAGTTTTTTCCACGAGCACCAGTAGACCCATCAGAGGCTGTCTGAGGGCACATCTGGCAGGTATAGTTACACCCCCCATTAATCTCAATGACTGCTCTATCTATTTTCAAGTTATCTCTTTCTTAAAGAAATGTAAATACATCATATAAGTAATACTTAAAGATTCTGTAACAGATTCAAAGTTAGCAAGTGGTTGTTGAGTGGCTCTATGCACGTATATATCTTTTACTAACTTCTTATTTTCTTCTGATGGATTAAGTATATAGCATTCTAAGGCTGATTCTAAAACTCTAGTTGTGGTCATGTGACTGATATTCCAATAATGATCAGCTGTATACTTTATAAAGTTTTCTTCTGCTCTTTGAGCATCCCCCATTTCTCGATATGCTATTGCTCTTACATTTTGATATGTTATCCACCTACGGGGAAATTCCAGATTAGGATTTTTAAACACATTGAATGGTAAATTGAGACTATCTGAACCGAGTTCATTTGTTGCAGTCTTTTTCCATAACTCATATAAAGCCCAATTAACTTCAAAGAATTTATCAAAACATTTTACAATCTCTATAGCATCATTGTAAAATCCGTAAGCTAAATTTTTATAAGCTATATGAGCGATTGTATTCCAATTATATCTAATAAGTGTATGATATTGACTAGGAGGAGTTGTATTAATTCTATGCATAACTCCGAATACCCACTCAGTATCTTTATTTAATGATCTAGGGTGATCAGTGTAAGTCATACTTTGACGGTATATTGTACCAGTATGAGCTTCATGCATCTCCATAGCTGCAGGTAACATTTTTATATAATGCAGAAGATAGTCTGGATCATCTAAATGCAGATGAGCTTTTTTATCTAAGCTAATTATATTATTACAAATGGTTGCCCATGTTGTTTGTTTATTGTGAGATTTATAAAAAGTGGTTTCATATATTTTCTCACGAAGCAAGTCTATTCGCCATTTAGATTTGCCGTGCATTTTATACCCTAACCTATAGCTTATTCTGCTGATGACTCTGTTTCATCAGCTTTAATAGACGCCATAAGAGCATTAATAAAAGATTGCTTTGCTGCTTGAATCTGCTCTAATTCCATTTGAATATCAACTTGTTTAGCATTTATTCTAGTAAGCTGATTAATTAAATGTTTCTGTTCGTTATTAAAGTCATCAATAACATAATCTTTATCATCTATACTAATCATTTGTTTTTGTTCGTCAGTCATTATATACTCCATTGAGATTTGTTAATTAAAAATATACTACTATATATAGATTGTTATAAGTGCAACTATTAATAACACTGTTATTAAATATCTAATATATGTTTTGAATTAAGAGGTATATCGTAGATATAAGCCGATCCTGAGTTAGAGCCATTATCATCATTATATCTTGCAGCAATAACAATTTTTCCTGATCCTACTGCGACTGCAGCCCCAAATTCATCACCTGCAGCAGCATCACCGGCGGTTATCTTAGCTAGCTGAGTCCCATCTAAATCAAATATATAAGCAGAACCTGAGCTGGAGCCATTATCATCATTGTAAGCCGCTCCAACTACAATCCTACCGCTTCCCACTGCTACTGATGCACCGAAAGCGTCACCAGTAGCTGCATCACTAGCAGT